TGCGAATGCATGACGGCGCCTTTGATGGCGAAGCTTGTCGAGGGTTTCGCGCGTCCCAAGCGCGATCTCCCCACCGGTTACCTGCGATTCGTTCAACAACAAACCCTTCGTCTCTTCCCGAAAGGATGGGACTTAGGCTACGAAGAACAGGTTCTGCTCACTTCTCCCCCCCTCTCCTCGACAATCGAGAATTCCCGTGCCAACGGCGGTTGCTTAGGGAGCGGAATTGATCACGACGCGTTTCTTAATGAAGCGCTTAGTGGTCCTTTCCGCCCTGAACGCGAACGCCCAGAGGCAGAGCTTATTCTTGTCCAGTCCGCTGGCAAACCTCGTCCGTTGACGAAGTTTTCTGCCGACGAGCTTCTCCTTCGGCCGCTTCATAAGACGATTTATAACCATCTTAGTCGCAGTCGTTGGTTGGCTCGCGGAGACGTGACGGACGAGATGTTGCTCAAGGCCGGGTTCACCGATTCAGGGTACCTCACCTCCGGTGACTACGCTTCTGCGACCGACAATTTGTCGATTGAAGTTGCGGAGGTCATCGTGAGTGCCCTCATCTCCACTTCTAGTGTTGTGCCTCCGTCTGTGTGCCAGCAGGCGGTCCGGATTCTTAGACCATGGTTGTTTTACATGGTTTCAGAATCTCCCGGATCGCCGCCTACTGAGCGCGTAGACGTTGGCGAGCCTCGCATCGGTCAGATGATGGGTTCTTACCTCTCCTTCCCCCTGCTCTGTTTACAGAACAGGATGGCATTCCTTTGGTCCGCTAGGACCCTTGGTTTGTCTTGGAAGGAGACGGTTCGAGTTCCTTGCCTGATCAACGGCGACGATATCCTTTTCCAATCGGAGAAGGCTCTGTCGCAACATTGGATGGGGGTTGTCGGCGGGCTTGGTCTTGAGGTCGAGCGTACAAAAACTAGCGTTGATGACGTGTACGGTTCTTTGAACAGCACTTTGTTACGTCGTGTCGGTGGCCACCTTCGGGTTGTGCCGACACTTCGTTTCGGTCGTCTTCGTCAGTCTGAGTACGTGACGTCTCTCGGTCGTGAGTTCGCACAGTTTCTTGCGGGCGTTTCCAGTAATACACGCTTTCGAGCGGGTATGGTCTGGTTCCGGAGGAAGATTGGTTCTTTGAGGTCAACTAGATTGACTCTACATGAACTAGGCTTCCGAGGGACGCTAGCGTTGAGACTGGGCAAGCTCTTTAAGCTCGCTCTTTTGTCGAACGAGGAGGTTACCGTGCCAGCAGCTCCTATCGGGCATAACGTATCGTTGTCTTCTGACGACTTTACGTGGATACCCGAGGCTGAGACAACGGATGAGTTGCGACAACTTTCCGCTTTTGAATGTGCTTCCTGGAAGTACAGTCTTAAGTGGGTCGAGAGTAAGGACCGGGATACACTTCGGTATTTCCTGGCCCTTTCCTCTATTCGTCGCGATGAACCTGTTTGTGGCCGCGTTCAAGCCGTGTCTTTTGCCGCTTCGCAGTGGCAGGGGAGGTGGTTGACAAATGAGAAGAAACGGTGGGACGCGCGCGTCAGGCGCGCGTTTTTAGAAAAAAGGAAGGTGGGTGTGCGGTCGGTCGCAGTGCCTGTTCGCGTCTTGGATTTCCATGACACGATTGCGGCATCTTACGACACTCCCCCGCCGTA